AACGGAAGCGCTGCGAATAGCGAGAAACAATCATGCCGCGACCGAGCGGCTTGCGGACCAGTGCGCCGGAATACTGAGTGCCATCCGTGCCGAGATCGCCAGCAAGGAAGAAACCGTCCGGCGCTCCGCCGATGCCGAACGCTATGCCAGCCATGTTGCCGACGAGCTGGCTCTGTACAACCTGCTGGCGTCGGCGCTGCGCGGCGTCATCGACCTGACCATCGAGGACGCCGGCCCGGCGATAGCTGCAACCGCGAACGACCTGCTCGAAGCGTCCTATGGGCCGCGATTCACGTTGGCGATCACAACGCAGCGAACGAACGCCCAGGGCGATCTCGTGGAGACCTTCGACGTGGAGGTGTACGACGCCGATTCCGGGCAGCGCGCGAGCATCGTCCACAAGAGCGGCGGCGAGAGCGTCTGGCTCGACAAGGCCCTGACCGACGCGGTTGGGCTGTATCACCAGTCGGTGAGCGGCCACGGCTACGAGACCCTGTTTGGCGACGAGGTAGAAGACGGCCTGACCGCCGAGCGCAAAACCATGTACTACCGGATGCAGCGCTCGACCATGGAGAGGGGCGGATACCGCCGGCTGTACTTCGTGAGCCACAACCCCGAGGCGTGGGCATCCGCCGACGCCGTTATCGAGATGGAGAACCTACGATGAGTGGTTTCGAGAAACGCGATATGAGCGGAGCACTGTTCCGCAACAACAAAAAGGGGAACGAGAAGGCCCCAAACTCACGCGGCTACGTGATCATCGCCGGGGTGGAGTACGAACTGTCCGGCTGGACCCGCGAAAGCGACAAGGCAGGACGATGGGTGTCGCTGGCGGTCAAGTGCAAGGACGACGCGCCGGCTTCCGGTAACGGAAAGCAGCAGGACTTCGACGACGATATTCCGTTCTGATCGCCCGTCCCCACCGTGAAACGACTCCCTGACGGGCGACCAGCAGGGAACGTGGACGCCGAGCAGGAAGCCATCTGGGCGCGAGAAAAGGCTGAATGCTTGGCGCGCCATGACGCCAGGATCATCGAGCAAGGCGTCGCCTGGCTGCTGGAGTGCAAGCACTCTCCGGAAACGCGAGCGCGGCGCATTGCAGCGATTCGCAAGAAGTATCGCGACCGACTTACGAACCTGATTCTTGAGAGAATCAAAGAAACATGAAAACAAAGAATGCTTGCCCGTTTTGCGGATACCACAGCACCCAGATAATCGGTCCACCTGAATCTACGCAAGGAAAAGGCTATCAGGTCGAATGCGTTAATTGCGGCGCGCGTGGTCCTTGCGGGATGAAAACCAGAAAGAGCGCGGTTGTCGTATGGGACAAAGGCGACCTTGATTACAGGAGGCCATTTATTTCAGTGCGTGACGCAACAGAATCAAACTGATCGTTGGAGGATTGCAATGAACATCGCCGAACGCGACGCCGCGCTTGCCAATCTCGACATGGATTTTGCGCGACGCCTGATGCCTGAAGCCAGCGATGATCTCGTGCGTCTTATCACGATGCACAAGGCGCGCTACGAGGTTGTCAACCTGCCGTCAAAATTACGCCACGAGAGCGCGCAGTGGCTCAGAGATCGCGGACTCTCTCGTTTTGATGGGACCCCCGTGCTGCCAGAAGGTGAGCTGCCTGTTTGACGTGCTGCCATGAAACTCTCCCTCCGCGACTACCAAATCAACGCCATCGAGGCCGCTCGCGCGGCCTATCGTCAGGGCGCCCGCGCTGTGCTGCTGACGGCGCCAACCGGGGCCGGCAAGACCGTGATGTTCAGTCACATCACCGAATCCGCTGCCGCCCGAGGGCGCGAGGTGGTCATCCTGGTTCACCGCGCCGAGCTGCTACGGCAGACATCGCGGGCGCTGGACGAGCTAGGCGTCGAGCACTCGCTGATCGCCGCGCGCGGGATCTACGATCCTTCGTGCCGGGTGCATGTAGCTTCAGCGCAGACTCTAGTCCGCCGCGTGAGTAGGATGCACCGGCTCAACCCTGGCCTGATCGTGATCGACGAGGCGCACCATGCGTGTGTCGGAAATACGTGGGGCAAGATCCTGTCGCACTACCCCGAGGCGCACATCCTCGGGGTCACGGCAACGCCTGAGCGACTGGACGGCAAGGGCCTTGGGGCGCACGCGAAGGGCTACTTCGAGGCGCTGGTGGAAGGTCCCAGCACCGCCGACCTGATCGCGCGCGGCTACCTCTCGCCCATCGAATACTATGCCCCGTCCGAGCTGGACCTGTCGGGCGTGCGTACCGTAGCCGGCGACTACGACAAGCACGCGGTCGGAGAATTGTTCGCCGAGCGCTCCAGCACCGCCGCGCGCATCCACGGCGATGTAGTCAGGCACTACCGTCGTCAGCTCAACGGGTCTCCTGCGATTGCGTTCTGCGTCAGCGTGGACCATGCTCGGATGGTCGCGGCCACGTTTCGCGGGGCGGGTTATGCTGCTGAGTCTATCGAAGGAACGCTTGACGATACCGTGCGGGCAGATCGCATCCGGGCACTCGGAGACGGGCGCTTGAACGTACTGACCTCCTGCGAGATAGTCAGCGAGGGCACCGACATCCCAATTGTCGCTGGCGCCATCCTGCTACGCCCGACGCAGAGCCTTGTCATGTTCCTCCAGCAGGTTGGGCGGGCGCTGAGAATCTACCCAGGGAAGGCCCGCGCCGTGATCCTGGATCATGTCGGTAACGTCCATCGCCACGGGCTACCGACCGAGAAGCGGGAGTGGAGCCTGGACGGCAAGGAGGCACGCAAGGGCAAAGCTACTGGCGAGGTTGTCCGCGTCAAGCAGTGCCCGGAGTGCTACCACTGCCACGACCCGGCGCCGACCTGCCCCAAGTGCGGGCACGTCTACGAGACCACCGGGCGTGAAGTCGAGGAGGTGGACGGCGAGCTTGAGCAAATCACCGCCGAGATGCTCAAGCGCGACCGCAGGCGTATGGTAGCGAGGGCCAAGACCCTGGAGGAATTGCAAGAAGTCGGGCGCAGGCTGGGCCACAAGCCAGGCTGGGCCTGGTATGTCTGGCAGGCGAGGAACAGTAAGGCAGCATGAAAACCGAGCAGAAAGATAGTTGGCCTCGCCGCATCCAGCGGCGCAGGACTCGCGGCTGGCGGATGCCAGAAAATACCGTGAGCGTTTGCAGGCCAGGAAAATTCGGCAATCCGTTCGTCGTGACTGAAGACCGCACGCAGGCAGAGGCTATTACCGCATTCCGCATATGGCTTACGGTGGACAGTTGCCACGCCAACATGCCAGACCGGAAACAGCGAATACTAGACGGACTGCCAGAACTGCGCGGAAAGAACCTTGCGTGCTACTGCAAAGAAGGCAGTCCGTGCCACGCTGACGTGCTGCTAGAACTGGCTAATCTGGAGGAGTAGGGCGCCATGGATATTCACAACTGGCACGTCATAGCTCGGATTCTGTATTTCGTAGACAACCCGGAGCGGTGCCCTAACTATTCTGAGCATACTGACTGCCCTGACGGCTATTTACAATGGCACGCATGGGCTGACGAAATGCAAAAAACGCACAGAGCGCGATGTTGCCCTGGTTGCGGTCTATTTGCGATATGGACGCCAATACGCGCAGACGAGCCAATTGATGATGACGAGGTGAGACATGGAACCACAAGTGATTTTTTCCGGAGTGAGAGATAGCGAAGACGACAACGGCTTCCCTGTGTTTGATATTGAATGCCGATTCTCTGATGGGCAGAAGTTCGCAGCAATACAAGTGGATGGTGATTTTCCTGAATTGGCTTTCCGCATTGCGGAGTTATTGAACTGTTCTAAAGACCAACTTAGCCCGGCCGCTCCCGACACGGAGTAGAGATGAGCGACAATATTGAATGCGCTGGTCAGGCTGAGGAGCTTGTTAGGTTGCCAGATGACGTAGCGTGATGTGCTGGCGTCTGCACGGCTAGGGACTGGATGGACCAGTGCAAGACATGCGCTCGCAGGCTGGCGCCTCCGAATAACCGCGAGCGCGTGGTCTACATGGCCCCTCCTCTAATGGTCTTCGATCACTGCGAAGCGTATTTAACCAGCACATGAATAGGAGTCCACCCATGCTCTGGTATCCACTTCTGACCGCAACCGCGCCCTATTGGTGGTTCATGTGGGTGCCGATGGTGGGGTGCTGAGTGAACCGCGAAACCGCCATCATGCAGCGCTGGCTCCTGCGCCTGAGCGCACAGGGATATACGCTGTTCCGCAACAACGTCGGCACCGGCTGGGTCGGGAAGTTCGAGCGACTCCCTGGAGGCGACATCCTTATCCACAACCCGCGCCCACTGCACTGCGGGCTCTGCCGGGGTTCGTCCGACCTGATCGGCTGGCGCTCGGTCGAGGTTACTCAGGACATGGTGGGTCAACGCATCGCCATGTTCGTCGGCGCTGAAGTCAAGGCGCAACGAGGCCGCGAGTCCGAAGCACAGCGGCATTTTCGCGAAATCCTCGTGGCGTCCGGCGGCGAGGGCCTGGTGCTGCGAGGCAATCCGAAGTGAAGCCATCAAGAAAACCGCCGGAAAGAACCACGGTGGCCGTCCTGTTGTGCGCAGAAGTGCAGGATAACGGTGACGGCACCTGGACGGCGGTCGCTCGGTTTGGCCATTACTCCACAAGGGCGGAGACGCGCGAAACGCGCGAGGATGCGCTGAACGCGGCAGCGCAGATCTTCTGCGAATCACTATCGAGATGCCAATGACAACACCACCAAGAACGCCGCCCACCAAATCTCACGATAACCGCTCACAGCAGAGACCAGAACCACCAAACCTCTCCGTCGCCCTCTACCATACGCGTTCCGGGCGCCCCGTGTTCCCGTGTTCGCCGAAGGACAAGCGACCCGTAATTGCGGCCCGAGACGGCGGCAAGGGGTTCAAGGACGCCACGACCGACGAGACTAAGATCCGCGCCTGGTGGGCACGCTACCCAGACGCGGTGCCCGGCATGCCGACTGGAGCGCAGACTGGCGTGTGGGTGCTCGACGTGGATGAGAAGCCCGGCAAGCATGGCCGCGATACCCTGGGGATGCTGGAAGACACATTCGGGGCGCTTCCCGAAACCGTCGAAACCATCACCGCGTCCGGCGGATCGCACCTGTACTTTCGCCATCCGCGCGACGGGCGAATCATCCACAACCGAGCATCTCGGCTGGGGTCTGGCGCCGAGACCTGGGGGGCGGGTGGGTTCCCAGAAGTCCCTTTCTCTACCGATACGTCTGGGCATCTGATTGTCCCCGATCTAGACATACGCGGAGACGGCGGTTACGTCATCGTTGCCGGCGCCATCATGGCCGATGGCCGACGCTATGAATGGGAAGGCTCAAGCGATCCTGACGAGGGCGTTAAGGTCGCTGATGCCCCCGAGTGGCTGTTGGCGCTGGTTGCCCATGACGAGCACGAGACGACGCCCGCCGCTGCCGCAGAGGGAGGCTCAGGCATTCAGCCGATTGCCACTGGCGAGCGCAACGACCACCTGTTTCGGCTCGGGCGCAGTCTGCGCGCGAAGGGGTGCGGAGAAGCGGCCATCGAGGCGGCACTGCTGGCAGAGAATGCCGAGCGTTGCGTTCCTCCACTGCCCGAGCATGAGGTAAAGGCGACCGCGAAGAGCGCCGCCAACAAACCGGCGGGAACGTCCGGCGCTGGGCGCAACAACATCACGCCGATCCGCGACGACATCAGCATACCCCATGCCCCGCCGGATTCCGCCGAGGACCACTTCCAAGTGCTGGGCCACGACCAAGGCAGTTTTTTCTTCCTTCCGAAACGCGCCAAACAGGTTGTGCGGCTGAGGCCGTCAGACCTTGGCCGGGTGGCGCCACTGCTCCAACTCGCTCCGCTGCAATGGTGGGAGCGCGAGTACCCATCAGAAACCGGATTCAAGGGGAAGGCCCTCGCACAAGCCGCCAACGCCCTGATCGCGGCGGCCTACCGGTCAGGGGTCTTCTCCTATGACCAGCTCAGGGGCCGAGGAGCATGGTATGACGACGGCCGGATCGTCATCCACCTCGGGGACCGACTCTACGTCAACGGCGAGTTCTACGAGGTTGGCGAATTTCACGATACCGTTTTCGTCTACGAGGCCAAGCGCGCACTCCCGGCGGATCTGTCTGACCCGCTCTCTGACAGTGAGTCAATCAAACTGCTCGACCTGTGCAAGCTCCTCTCCTGGGAGCGCCCGCTGCACGCCATTCTGGCGGCCGGCTGGATTACCTCGGCTCTGATCTGCGGGTGCCTGCGCTGGCGACCACACGGGATCATCACGGGGCCGTCAGGGTGCGGAAAGTCGTGGACTGGAGAACTTTTCCAGCAACTGCTTGGCCCTTGGATGATTGCGGCGACCGGCGAGACTACCGAAGCCGGCATCCGCCAGACCGTCCAGCATGACGCGCTGCCGGTGACGTGGGACGAGGCCGAGGGCGAAGACCCGCGCACCATGGCGAACCTGGACCGGGTGCTCGGGCTCATGCGGCAGGCCAGCGCCGACATCGGCGGCAAGATCTTGAAGGGCGGCGAGGGTGGAAACGCGCAGAGCTACACCGTCAAAACCTCCTTTCTCTTGTCCGCGATTCGCGTGCCTATGAAGGGGTCTGCGGACAAATCCCGCGTCACCGTGCTCAGTCTGCGGCGCAACGCCGAGGCCGACCGGGAACGCCAGCGCGAAGAGACCCTCCCGCTCGCCAACCGATTACGCACGCCGGAGTGGGCCGCCCGGTTCCGCGCCCGCGTGCTCCTCAACGCCGAGACGCTGCGCGCCAACGCCCTGGTGTTCGCGGATGCCGCTGGCGAGCTGCTGGGCAACGCGCGCATCGGCGACCAGCTCGGGCCGATGCTGGCCGGGGCCGCACTCTTGGCGAGCACCGCCAAGATTAGCAGACCAACGGCTGACAAATGGGTCAGGGGGCTCGACCTCTCCGATCAGGTCGACCTGGCCGAGGCCCGCGACGAAGAGCAACTCCTCGCCGCGATCCTGGAGGCGCACGTCCAGGTTCCGGTTGAGCGCACCAACACCACGGCAACCGTTGGCGAGCTGATCCAGATTTGTCACAAACCATCGTGGGATACCGGCGTCATCGACAAGGTTTCCGCTGAGTCTGCGCTCGGACGGCACGGCATCCGGTATCTAGGCCATTCGGTCGCCATCTCCAACACACACCGCGCCGTCCACCGGCTGCTGCGGGATACCGCCTGGGGTGTCGGCTGGTCACAGATTTTAAAGCGCATCGACGGCGCCACGCCGTCCGAGCATCCCGTCTGGTTCGCCGGGGCCGTCTCCCGCGCCGTGCTCGTGCCGATCCGATATTTTGAGCGCGAGGAGTAGCAGGCGTTGCCATGCGCCCCAGTGTGTGATATAGATATGCGAACGGTAATACACAGCAGAGCCCCAACATGAACCAACGCCTCCCAAACGACATCTGCCGCTGCCGCGACGCCGACTGCCCGGAACGCGAGCACTGCCTGCGTTGGACGCAACGCGACATCGGCGGCTCACGTCTAGTCTCTGCCCCATCATGCTTCCCGTTCGAGACGCACTCTGTCGTGACCGACGGGTGCCCAGCTTTTATTCAGGATGACGTAGCCGCTGAACGGGCCGGCGCACCTGGAATCGTGGATGACCATACCAATGCCTAGCCGATCCGGGCTAGAGAATGTCATGGCTTATCAGCCGAGCGATGATGGAGGGCTACGCGAACTTGCCCTGTTCGCCGGGGCAGGTGGAGGCATACTCGGAGGACACCTCCTCGGCTGGCGCACCGTCTGCGCCGTCGAGTACGACCCCTATGCCGCGAGCGTACTTGTCGCCCGACAGAATGACGGCCTTCTCCCGCCTTTCCCGATATGGGATGACGTTCGGAGCTTTGACGGACGACCGTGGTGCGGCCGTGTTGACGTGGTTTCTGGCGGCTTTCCCTGTCAGGACATCAGCGCCGCCGGAAAGGGCGCCGGAATCACCGGCGAGCGCTCCGGACTCTGGGTGGAAATGGCGCGAATCATCGGTGAAGTACGACCACGCTATGCGTTCGTGGAAAACTCGCCAATGCTCACTGTTCGAGGACTCGGAGTGGTTCTCGGAGACCTGGCCGCGATGGGGTTCGATGCTCGATGGGGAGTGCTGGGAGCTGCCGATGTCGGAGCTCCCCACCTTCGAGAGAGGATCTGGATCGTTGCCGAAGATGCAAATTGTCAATACAAGGAGTGTATGTTTTGCGGATACGTCTTTGACCATGGCATGCTCGGAAAGTATGGATGTCCAAATTGCGAAGGTGGTCTGGATGATTCCGACACCTTGCGCGACGGATTGGAAAACTGCATCGCGGGCAGGTCAACGACGTGGGCAACTTACGGATCCAGCGTGCCTTGTTATTCCGGCTGGTGGGAGATTGAACCCGACGTGGGTCGAGTGGCTGATGAATTGGCCGATCAATTGGACATCATTGGAGCCAATGAAACATGAACATTTTAGAGACTGGAAGGAAAAGAGCGCAGCGGGCGTACCCGATAGCGGAAGACGACAAGTGCGACCATTGTGGTGGGATGACGACCCTTCAGAGACACCATATAGACCACGATCCGATGAACAACGCGACGAACAATATTGCGCTTTTGTGCGTGAACTGCCATGCGAAGGAGCACAGGAAGATCAAGCCAACGACTTGCGAGATTTGCGGCTCGGAGTTTCAGCCGAAACGCAGCAGGAGGGCGACGCTTTGCGGGTCTGCGCAATGCCTGAGCGAGAAGGGGAGACGATCAGCCGCGTTGCGGTGGGCGTGACTGCCCGCGTGGACCGACTTAAAGCCATTGGCAACGGACAGGTGCCGCAATGCGCCGCCGAAGCCTGGCGAATCCTAGCAAGCGAGGAGTGAACTGATGGCAACCAAATACGCATCCAACCGCCACATCGCTTACACCGGCCACACCACTGGGTTCAATTCTGAACTCAGATCCGCATCGATTATCGCGCGCAATGAGGCGTTATCCGACCGCGACGACTACCGGAAGAAGCGGCAGAACATTTCTCACTGCGCAAAAACGTGGTGCATGCACCACGTCATCTACACCTTCAGGTTGCTCAGGGACGAGAAGCCGTGGCCCAGGTCCGAGCAAATGACCTTGGCAGAGGCGTCCAAGAGAAACAGGGAGGAGTGGAAGAAGGCGATGGATCGCAAGCCAGACGCGACCGGGCGGAACATCCTGTGGCGATGGAGCATGGAAAAAGGACAGAGGGAACTGTCGTACAAGGTCTCTGGCGCCGTCGTGAATGCGTGGTTTGAACACCCGAGAGTTGACCACGAGGAGTTCATGGCGGACCTGAAGAAGGCCGCTGAACGGGCCGGCGCACCTGGAATCGTGGAGGACCATACCAATGCCTAGCCGATCCGGCGTTCGCATCGGCGTCTACCGGCCGGCGCAGCTCAAGCCTGCCAAGCAGTGCAACCAGTGCCATCACTGGCGTTTTGGGTCGTGCAACATCGGCCACGTCCCGCGCTTCTACCTCGGAGAAGGGTTCAAGCGCAGGTGCGAGGATTATCTTCAGGTCGGGACGCAAGAATCATAATGGCCATGTACGTTTGCAGAGAATGTATCGAAGCCGCTGGCTTTCAGCACGGCGGGCCGACCACATACTCAGCAGGCGCGATATGCGATCTGCACGCCTACCTATGCGGAGACGAAACACCGCGCGGCGGGTTCTTGGTTAGCGGTCTTTCACGACCGTTCATGCTTACCAAAAACGACGCGAAGGACTACGTGTTTGGTCAACTATCATGAACCGCCGCACCATCTACACCACGCCAGACCTTGAGCGCGCAATCGCAGCCAGGACTACAAAGAAGAACGGCGACGACGTGTTTAACTCTGTATCTGAGATCATTTACACGCTCATTGCACGCCACGAGGCGGTGCTGCGCTCTTCGCTGCCGTGTGTGCCGCTCTCACACTGGCGGCTGCTGCTCGCCAGCATCCCGGCAATGCAAGAGTGGTCTTCGGTGCGCAACCGTGACCCGAATATTCTGTCAGGAGCGCTCGACATCGTGTGCTCAGGGCAACGGGCTGATCTGCTTGATCTTACTGGCACGACGATGACCGACGCATGCGGCCTAGCGGGGCGACTGCACCGCATGCCGACCGTTCAACTAGCCGCGATTCACGACGTTTACGAGCGCGCTACCGTGGCCGGCGTGCATGCGAAATCTCCGGTCGAGGCCATTACGAAAATCGTTGGAAACGGCGCGATACTGCGCGAGGAGGAATCGACATGTTCGAGATAACAATCGCGTTCCTGATCGGAACACTTGCGGGGTTCGTCTGCTGCTCCATCCTGACCCTCTCCCGTACCGACCACAGTCAGACCGGACTGATCGACATCGCCGACGAGATGGCCGAATCCCTAGCGTCGCTCAGGCAGTTCCCGGCCGCGCAACGCCTCGTGGCGCGCTACCAGGCCGAGCGGTCATCCTTCCACCAGGAGGGGTGCTGACCGTGCAAACCATCTTCCACATCGGGCGCATCCGCGAAGCGGCACTGACCGTTTTGGATGTCTATCTCGGCGCCACGCTGGAGTCTACCCGGTATTCGGTGCTCTTCGCTTGCTGCCAGCGCACAGAAATCGTCAGTCACGAGCTTATCCGCAAGCGCATCCGTAGAGGCGAGGCGATGATCGCCCTCGGCAAGTCCGTGGCTATGTGCCAGGCGTGTACGCGCAGATCGAAAGCCAACCGGCAAAAATCCGGCGTGAAGGTCACGGTCCTAGAGCCGCACTTACCGCTGGTGCGGTCCGAGGAAGGACTGATCTCGCAGTGGCCTGAGTGGCCGAAGCCGCCGTCCGCGCTGGCGACGACGTGGGAGGATCATGCGTGGATAAGGAATCGCTGCGGTTAGCAGGTGACAGGCATATTTGCCAAGAAACTACAATTGAGGCTTACATCTATGGCATCAGCCATGACACCAGCGGAATTCGCCAAGCAAATGCAGCAGATATACGATGATATTGGAGACGACAGTGAGGCAGCGCACAGAGAAATGGACGAGCTGATGTGCAGAGTGCTGATCCGCGTCGGCTATCGCGAAGGGGTCGCGATATTCGATAAACAGAAAAAATACTATGCGTAACTAGGTGAGATAACGAACATGAGACAAGACAACGAACTGCTCCAGCATTCAAACTTCTCCATACGCAAGAGGCGTAAGGCCGAGCGCGATCTTAGGTTAAAAACGATCTCCGTTTTCGCCATCTGGACCATAGCCATGATCGCTATCGGCGCGGCGCTCGCGCGGGCAGGGTGGCTGTGATGCCAATCATCAGAGAGTTTGGCCAGAAATACTTTGCCTCGTTGTTCAATTGCCGGACATATTCACTCGGGTCTTTACCTTGGGATATTTACCGGCGCTTAGACCACGGCTTCATCGCCGATAGAGCCTGCGTCTGGGATAAGCGGCTTGAGGGCAACGAAATTGCTATTGTCAGCCGGACGTACCTACCAGACGACGAGATCGACAATCCTCCAGCAGGCTTGCGCACTGTGCGACTCCCTGATTTGGTCATGGGCAAGGGAGAACCTGGAACGCCAATTGCAACAGTGATCTGCGGCAACACAATTGCCGCGGAGATGGTGCTTTCGGCATGTTCCTACATGCCAGCAGACATGCTTGGGTATGCGATCAGCCGGGACATGGTTGACGATGGCCTGTGCATTTGCCTAGACGTGCGTTACAGAACCTACCCGCCGGATGTGAAAATTATCAAAATACCGTGGAATCCACCTGCCCCCTGGGCTCCGCCCGTAAGCAACCAATCTAGCGAGGAATAACCGCAATGAAAAACCTCGTTCTCTACCACAAACACTGCGCTGACGGCTCCTGCGCGGCACTCGCGGCCTATCTGAGCCTTGGCGACGATGCCGAATACGTCGCCGATATCGCCGAAAAATTCGGTGGCGGCGGACACCGTTGTGCAGCCGGATTCAGGGTGGACCTATGACCATGCACGAATGGGAGAGGCGTCTGACTATTGCGCTAAGGAACGGGGCGATAGACAAAGGATCTGCCGGGTTGGCAATTGTTTCTCATGACGACGATTGCGCATTCCTGTCGGGCGGTATTTGCAACTGCGACCCTGACATCACGATTACCACCACGCATGGCGACGTGCATGTGATGGCCGACGGGGCGCTTTTGGATATTCACGAGGCATAATCATGAGCGAACGCATCATTGACCTCTACGACAGCTCCGGCGACTTCGATGACCTGCTGTCCAGGGCCGAGGATGAGGCCACAACGAACTGGGAGATGGGCTTCACGTCCGATTTGCGCGACCGCTTCGACGAATATGGAGACGAGATGTACCTGACAGAGCGGCAGCGCGAGATCCTGGAGCGCATCGCGCATGGCGACTGAGCACCTGGGGTGCTGGAGTTGCGTCCACTTTCTGCCGGGTCGATGCGATCTTCAGTTGACCGATTTCATGCTTGGCGACCTTGGCGATCAGTGCCCTAGCTTCGACTACGAGCCAGGGAGCGATGAGGCAGAACTGACCGACCAAAACCCGTTCCTTTAGCCCAAAAAACAAGCCCCCTTCCGGGGGCTTTTTGGGGTAAAACGGGGCGGTCTCAGTATCCAGCCGCTTCCGCCTGATAATCGCGGCGCCTGTCTCCGATCCAGCACCGCAGAGGGGTCATGCTGCATGCTCCATCGCGAGGCAAAGGTCCTCAAACCGCCACCGAGCGGCGTCCAGAGATGCGGTCAAAGCGGCGTACCAAGCGGCGTTCACAGAGCCGTCCATAGAGGAGGCCTGGACGGAGGCCCGAGCTGCGCCCAGAGAGGCGCCCCGAGCGGCGGCCTGGACGGAGGCCCGAGCTGCGCCCAGAGAGGCGCCCCGAGCGGCGTCCCAAGCGGCGTCCCAAGCGGCGTCCCGAGCGGCGTCCCGAGCGGCGGCCCAAGCGGCGGCCCGAGCGGCGTCCCAAGCAGCATCCCAAGCGGCGGCCAAAGCAGCGTCCCAAGCGGCGGCCCGAGCGTCTCTCCTTATCGATTCGTTACCCCCGATCAGATATTCGTGGACCACTTGCGGCGCGTCCCATAAATGGGACACCGATAGAGCCTGCTCTCTAGCAAACGCGCGCAGCATGTTGGTCGCATCGCGCATCCAAATAACGGTGCGCTCCTGCCCTACCAATTTGTTATCATCCTCTATGATCTCTCCTCCTACGCTCACTCGGCATAGGAGCCCTCCAGGCGCATACGACAGCGCATCACGCGCCGATCTCGATGCGTGAAAACCGCGTTCGCAGAGAATCGGGCGCTCGCTGATGCTTAGTGTTTCTCCGACAACAACCTTCTGCCTATTGCCAAACCGCAAACGTCCGTCGTCTGGCAGGAAGTGCCATGCTTCAACGCTCATTGTAATTCCTCTTCGTTAGCACAAACCATTGCGCCTCCGGCATCGGCGTGTGCGCCGCAGTGCCTTCCGGTGCCGTCCACCGGTAAACAGTGCGCCTACTCACCCCGAGCAGATCAGCGACAACCTGCCCCTGGAGCCGGTGCCTGCGCATGTACGCGCGCAGCTCGGTCGAACTTGGGGATTTCACGCTACGCCTCCTTCCGCGAGCCGACAGGCCGCCAATTCATAAAGCTTGTCCATCAGCAGGATACCGATTGTCGTGTCCCCGACCTCGGCGTTGTCCAGGTCCATGGAGCTCCACGCTTCGGCGAGCGTCATCTCGTCAAGCATCCGGTCTACCTCGCGATCCATCGCATATTCAATGGCGTCCGCGCGCCTCTCAGCGCGCTCCTCGGACAGTGGCGTGCCGCCGATGGTGTTCATTCGTCATCCTCCTCCGCTGCCTTTTTCAGCAGATCAAGCTCCCGGCGGAGGTTCGCGGCCTCCTCGAGTCGCTCCATCAGGAGCAAGACGAGGATTGGTGACGCGTCGCAGAGCGCGTCCGTCAACTCACGGCAGAGCAGGTCGGCGGTTTGAGCTGCCTGCGTGATGGATTCGTTCATTGTCGTTCTCCTGTTGGCCCCGTCCCTGGGGCGGATGTTCGTTACTAACGTTTGAGCCTGGCCCCTTTCCGCCTTTCCGCCCCCCTTTCCGCCCCTTCCCTCTTCATGTCTGCGTTCTCCCACCACTGCCATGTTGGTTGCTGCGTTTCGTAGCGAAGCACACTTTGGGGTGTCGGAGAATCATTGCCGCAGAAATAAAACACGGATGGAATCCCGTGCCGGCGCGAATCAATCAGCAGCGTAACCGACTTTTGCGCATGGTCGAAAGTCAACCTTGCGATGTTGCCGGTACAAGACATCCATTGGATTTCGGCAAATTCATCTATTTGCGATTCCTCCGGCTTCGCTATCGGACAAAACGGATCTGGTTTTGCCTTCTTACCACGACATCCGGCCGGCCAACCGTACTTCTTTTCCGCCAGCGAAGCCGCTCCACTTCCATGCGGAGCTCGGTAGTAACCGTCACTTGAGATCCAGTGCTTAACCTGTTTCAGCGCGGCATCATAGCCGTCCTTTCCGTATAATGCTTCATAAATCATGTCTGCTCTCCGCTGTTGTTACTGCGCCCAGCGTCCGCGCATCGGCTGATATTCGCAAATCAGCATCGCCGCGAGTTCTGGGTTTTCGCTCGCTTCGATTTCTTCTTGAGCCTCTTCGCTAGGCCACCAGATCCCGCCATCTTCGTCGATAACGGTCAGGGTATTGTCGTTGTATTCGGTTTTCATTGGTCTCTCCAGTTGGCCCCGTCCCTGGGGCTGGTTGTTTGGCTCAGATAACTCCATGCCGGTCGCCGCGCGACCAGCCGATTCGCGGGGCACCGGCATCGCGACACAAGTTCGGCAAGCTCGCGATAACCCCGCGAACCGCTTGCCTGGCTTCCGCTACCGTTTGATGATGCTCACCAGCTCGTCTGACGATCTCCTGGCCGAAATGATCGACCCTGGAGTAACCTTCGATGTGATAAATCTGAACGCTCATTTGTGCTCTCCTGTTGGCCCCGTCCCTGGGGCGGATTAAGTGACTACGTATCATTCGCCATGGCGATGGCGTATGCGCGCACCGAAGCATCCTTCTCGGCCCGGATGACGGACCAGAATGCGGCATCCTGCTCCTTGCGGGCGTGGATGATCGCGTTCCTTCGCATGGTGTCGAAGTATCCGTTGCCATCGGGCACCGGGCTTTTGGCCAGGGACCGTTCGTATCTCGAAAACCCATCCACCGAATCGCAGGCTACCCTGTACAGGGCGGCTCCCGCCTTTTCCTGCTCCTGGGTCAGTCCGCTCGGGTAGCGGCTGGCGGCCTCGAAGGCTGCTGTCATGCTCATCTTTCTCTCTCCGGTTTGCCCCGTCCCAGGGGCGGGTTTATCGGCTGTCACTGCTGAAAATCGTCGAGGGCTTCCCATGTCGCTCCTGACGCATGCGCCAAGCGCACTTCGCGGTATGGGTGGACTTCGTCGTAAAAGGAATATAGGTTCCCTTCATCGTCGTAAAATCGGGCAAGCGGCATGGAGATCTGCCCAACATGCGCCCAAATCCAGCCGTCAGTTTCGTGGGTTTGTACGAAAGTGATCTCACCGATTTTGTGAATAATTTTCATCGAGTTTCTCCAGTTGGGCGGCTTCCCTGATCAGCTCGGCAATGCAGTAGCACTTGTCGGTCTCATGATTCTCCGCAGCATCTTCCCACTCCCGAGCGGCCAATTCGGCCGCTTCAGGATATGCGGCCGACCATATCAGCTCCGCCTTCACGGCGAAGGATAGTGGCGCCCCTGCTTGTTCAAGCAGACTGCCGAATCCCTCTGCAAATACTGCCCCACGGGAAATGAGGTGACGGGCTCTAACAGCGAGAAGATCCTTTCCGTGCGCTATTTCCCTCAGGGCTTTCCGGCCCTTCCGGACCTTCGCTGCATTGATAATTTTACCGTGCCTCTTCATCTTGTCTCTCCGGTTGGCCCCGTCCCTGGGGCGGGTTGTTCTGGATTTCAGGGCATGCGGCAGTAAAACCGGCCGCCGATCTCAACGATTTTCCTTTCAGTCTCGCCATGATACACAGGGCACCCGGTCAGCCTAATTTCCTGGCCGTTCCGGATGGCTTTTCGCTCATCCTCAGTGAGCCCATGCACTCGGCGGGCGTTCCGGTCGCTTCCCCATCCGTCCACGTATGCGGTTTTTGCGTATTGAATGCTCATTCGCTTTCTCCGGTTGGCCCCGTCCCTAGGGTCATTGTCTGGTCCTCTTCTTTTATCTGATGCAGGCGCATCGCGGAGGGCTGCACGCAGCCCTCGACGCTGAGACTTGTCGCTCACCACTGGTTGGAAGTCCCTTCGCACCACTCGTCACCCTGCGGTACGCTCAGCCTGAGCGGCTCGAAGGGAACCACGAGCTGCCAGTCGCCGTCGAAGTAACGATGCAACGTCAGCCCATGCTCCTCGGCCACCTCGGCGAACGCAGAGCGGATGGTCTCCAGGTCGCGCTTGGAAGTCTTGCCGAGGGCGTCAACGCGGGCGATGCGGTTGGCGACATCGAGGATGGAGATGGACGGGATGACGGCCCCGCCCCAGCTGCGCTTCTGTGCCCAGACGACCTGTTCGAGGGTCTCGTCAACGGCTTCGTATTTGGTGATCGGTTTCATTTTGTCTCTCCTGGTTGTCCGGGGCGGTAGCGCCCTCGTTCTGGCGCCCCGCGGGACGCCATGGCTAGGACTCTGGCGCTACATTCCAACCATTGCTGCGCGGATGGCGCTCGCGCTGTACCGATACCCGTCGGGCGTTTCGGTAATTCCATTGTCGTGCAGATCGTTGAGCATTGCGGTTGCCGCCGCTTTCCGCCCTCCGTTGTTGCGGTATATCCTGATGTAGCTCTGAGCCATGCGATACAGTGGTTCATCGTTTCCGATCCACAACGCAACATTCCAGTGTGTTTTGTTTGTGTGGCCTTGGTATTTCATCGTCTGATCCTCTTGTTATGTGGGCTACACGAGCCCGCCGACCCAGTACAGGCGCCCGTTGCGCCCCTTGTAGCCAATCTCGACGTTGCCGTGATCGTTGACCACAGCCCACATCTCGCCATCGGCCTCGATCTCGGAGGAGTCGTTGACGATTCGGCATTTGCCATCCCCGTAGCTGTATTGGCAGTTTTCCAGGGTCTCCAGCAGTTCGTCTGTGGTCATGGTTTTCATCGGTTTCTCTGGTCTCTAGGGATGGTAGTCGTCACGGAAGACGGCGCGGAATCCCATCGCGCGGGCTCTGGAGATCACATCGTTGACGATGTTCTCGTCCCATCCTGCGTCGGTCGCTAGATCGCCGTCCCCTTCCATGGCCGCGATAATCGTGTCTGCTCCGAGCAGGGATATTTCGGCGTCGATCTCCCACGAGAATCCCTCGGCCGCGAGGACGGCGCGGAGATCAGATTCGGTCATTTTCTTCCGCTCGTTCATGGTGCTCTCCAGGTCGCTCAAGGGGCGCCAAACAGATTTTCGTCAAATCTGACACCCGTGGTTTTGGGTTGGTTGGTCGGTTTCTGATCTCTCCGTGCAACTTAAGTGTAGGACATCTTTTCCTACGTGTAAATTTTTTTTCGTTTGTTTCCATGCCAGATCTGACGTTTGTTTCACGTTGTTAGGCCAGTGTTAGGCGCAACACACACACAACATACTGAAAAATAAGGATATATAGAGGGACTACAACAACCTAACAAAATAACGGTACCCCCTCCCCTAGAATTTTTTTTCCGGCCCCCTCCCTCGCGCGTGCGCGCGTGCGCATAGGTGAGGCATTTTTAGCGTTTTTTCGTAAGTTCTGTTAGGCGGTTGATTTTAAAGGGGTTCTAGTAAACAGCCACATAACGCACTGTTAGGTGATTGATTTTTAAGGAAACGCCTCAAAAACCCCTGTATGGACCGCTGCCCAGCCGCTCTCCAGCTCGACGGGACCCCTGCTGTCCAGGGAGATCCCCCCCCTGGATGGACGCATCCCGGGTTGGTCATCACACGGGGGATCTGCCATGCAGCACACGCGCGGGCGCCAGTGTGCCTAAACGGGCGCAGGAGGCGACTGCGAGTGGAAGTAAGGCGACGGTAGCGGGTCGGTAGACGATGGCGCTACGGGGCGTTTAGGGGCGTTGTGGGGCATGTCGGATTGTGTTGATGGCGCGAGCAGGTCAGAGGTACACTCTAGGCTCATCTGGTCCTCTACTGCCCATCTCCTTCCTGGTAGTCAAAGCAGTTGCCCGCGGTCGAGTCACTCCCCTCCCGCGGGTTTTTTTTGCGCAGAGCGATAGATGTTGACGATTGGCACGAAATGTGCCATAGGTTGTGCCGATTGATCTGTTAGAAAAATAGTAGAATTGACCGATGACCGACGCTTTAGCGATAGGCGAAACCGATCACAAGCCGCGGCGCTATACCGCGCGGCGGGTGTCGGTGAAGAACGATCCCGGAAAGGGGCTTGATTTGCTGCGCCAAGCGTTCGTTAAAGCGTTTCTCACGAACGGAGAGGTTGCGGTTCAAGCGCTGATAACGGCCCGCGCAGAGACAGGGATGAAGCCGATGGCGCGCGGCACATCGCATTCCTACGCAAGCAAAATCCTCGCGGAACCCGCCGTAGCAGCCGCGATTGCGCACCGCAGAGAGGTTGCCGCGCGCGAATCTCAATTCAGCATCACCGAGTATTACCGTGGTGTGCGTCGCTTATTAGCGCAGTCAAGCGGCGAGATCCCCGTCCTTGAGAGCCAAGTGAAGGTCTCTGAGGGAGAAGACGGCGAACTGGAAGCTCAGGTAGTGGACGTGCCGGTCTACCGCCCAGCCGTCGCCGGACAAGGAAAAGCCCTTGAGTTAATGGCGCGCAACCTGGGCGTATTCCGAGAGCAGGTCGAGTTATCTGGACCTGGTGGCGGCCCCGTGCAGCTAGCGGCAATGTCGAGCGATCAGTTAGCGGCTCGCCTCGCGGAGCTGGAGCGCCAATCCGCTGGCGCACTGATCGATGGCCAGGCGGAGCTCGTCGAGGACAACGGCGATGAGGACTGACGCTGAAATAGAGGCCCTCCAGCATCAATGCGCCATCGGTGTCGGCGGGCGCAACGCATTAGCCGATGCCAATGACCTGCTCGCGTACTGTTACGCGGCCCTTGGGCGCCTGCTAGTGGACCGCAAACAACTCGGGCAAGCCCTCATCTGGATAGCTGAGATACACGCTAAAGACCAGAACGGCGAATACGAACCGCCCGATTGGCTACGTGAAGCACTGATTACCGCGCGGCAAGCGCGCGTTCCGATTGGACCTGCTTCGGTGCCATGCCGTAGCCGCGAAGCAATGAAACAATGAAGCCCATCAGGATCAGCCGGCGCGTGCACGCGCAGAGCCAACAGGCTGTTAACCGGTGTGGCATCCCGGCCGGCTTCGCCATTGTTTTTCCATGATGACGAAAGAGGCAAAAGTCATGCCGGAAGAACAGAGTACAGAATATGAAACCTATGAATTAGGGGCCTTTGATAAAGAGATGGTAGAGGACGCCATAAAAGAAACAATATACCGCAAGCTCACGGAAGCCATGAACAAATACGATTCTTTTACATTCGTCTGGAGAAAGCGACCAGAGACAAGGGAGGAGGACGGTATGTTTAAGACAAGATGCAGATTTCGTATTCATGGCTCCTAGCAGATGAATGACGCGCCCGGCAATGCCGCCCTGGACGAACGCGAGCAGATCCGCGAGGAGCTGCTACGCCGGCAGATGACGCCCGAAGCCTGGGCCGAACGCGCCGCGATCAAGGCTGAGCTAGCACGCCGCGCCGAGTGCGAGCGGCTTGAAAAGTCGTTCGAAGCGTTCGTTCGAGCGGCCTGGCCGGTGCTGGAGCCAAGCACAACGCTCGAATGGTCGTGGCATATGACGACGATATGCGGCTACCTCCAAGCTGCATACGAACGCCGGCTGCGCAGTCCATACCTGCTGATTACCGTCCCTCCTGGCTCGTCTAAGTCCCTGCTCACGTCCGTGATGTGGCCAGCGTGGATCTGGGCTCGCGACCCTGGCGAACGATTCCTAGCAGCAAGTAACGAGGATTCGCTGGTCATTCGCGACAACTTGAAGCACCGCGCCATCGTCGAATCAGACTGGTATCGGTCGCTGTGGGGCCTAGCTGTCGTCCCAGATCCGCGGCAATGGGAGAAGACCTTCTTCCAGACGTCCAGAAAGGGCTACCGCCTCGGGGTCACGGTTAATGGAGCAGTGACAGGCAAGCGCGGTGGCATCCTGATCGTTGACGACCCGCACGATGCTAAGCGCGCATTCTCCGACGTGGAGATCCAATCGACGCTCCGGGCGTGGGATCAGAGCCTGAGCACGCGCGTCAACTCGCTACGCGACTCGCTGCGCATCATCATCATGCAGCGGCTGCGGACCAACGACCTGGCTGGTCACGTGCTCGCGAAGAAGAAACAGGCGTGGGTGCATCTCTCAATCGCGATGGAGTACGAGGGGGAGCCAGGCTACAACCCGGTCGCCGACATCGGCCCGGAAGCTGCCCACCTCGCCGACCCGCGCCGCAAGCTGGGCGAACTGATGGACCCGCAGCGATTCCCGCGCGCCGCAGTCAACGCGCTCAAAGAGGATCTCGGGGAATACGGCACGGCCGGGCAGCTCCAGCAGCGGCCGGCCCCGTTATCTGGCGGCATCCTCAAGTCGCAGTGGTGGCGCGTCTGGGGTAAGGACGGCAAGACCGCGAACATGGCCTTCCCTCGGATGCTGCACTGCTTCGCGTCATGGGATACGGCGCTCTCCGAGAAAGACCTAAAGGCGAATGCCTACAGCGCGAAGACCCGTTGGGGCGTGTTCTATCACGAAGACCTCCAGCGCCATTGCCTTATGCTCCTCGGCCGATGGTACGAGCGATGCGCCTATCCAGAACTGATCGAGGCAGCCAAGGCGGAGAGCAAGGACAAGCTCACGCACCCCGGCGACGCCCACCTGATCGAGGCGAAGGCAAGCGGGATCTCCATGCGCCAGACCCTCGGCCGCATCCCAGGAATCTACGTCCGCACCTACGACCCGAAACCCGATGGCGACAAGGTGTCCCGCGCTTATCTGGCCCAACGGCTGCTCAAGGCCGGTCTGATCTGGGTCCCGAGCCGCGAGGAGGGGAACGAGCGTGTCCCGCTGCGCTGGGCGCAAGACCTTATCGACCGCGTGGCGACGTTCCCCGCTGGCGAACCGCCAAGTGCAGACCTAGCCGACACGGTGACGCAGGCCATCCTGTACCTGGAGCGCAAGCACTGGGTACACCATCCAGACGATGATTTAGAGCCTGACGATAGGCGAGACCGATTGCGGGCACACGAAGACGACTACCTAGAGGACCGCCTCGCGGCGCAAAGCCGGACAGCGGACAACACCGAGTGGAGATACGGCTATGGCTGAGCAAGAGGCGGCGATGAGAGAAGCAGAAGGCATGTACGCGGAACTGGGCACCGACATGGGCGAGGAATTCGCCGATGAGGAGTATGGCGCGGGCATTGACGACCTGGATGCCATGCCGGAGATCGACTTTCACGCGAATCTTGCCGAACTTCAGACGGATGCCTACCTCGGGCGGCTTGCGCAGGACGTATGCGAGTGGGTGGACACGGACGAGCAGACGAGGAAGGACTGGGAAGAGCGCGAGGCCAGGGGCATCCGTCTCCTCGGGGTGTCCGACAAGGTAGAGGGGGGCGCGGATTTCCCCGGCGCGTCTCGCGTGGTTCATCCGATGCTCGCCCTCGCCATGGTGCAGTTCTCAAGTCGGGCGCTCAAGGAGACCTGGCCGGCAGGCGGTCCGGTCAAGACCATCGTCCTTGGCGAGCGCACGCAGGAGAGAGCCGACCAAGCGGAGCGGGTTGAAGGGTTTTTGAACTATGCCTACACGGAGCTGATGCCAGGGGCGTTCGAAGAGCAGGACCGGCTGTTGCAGCGGTTGCCGCTCTCCGGGAGCGTCTTTGTGCGCGCCTATTTCTGTCCGGTTGAGGGCGGCATTGTGCGCCGCGTTATCGAACCATCGCGTGTCTATGTGCCGCACCGAACGACCGATTTGAGAACCGCCAAGCGGTTCACCTACGAGTTCGAGGAAAGCGCGAACGACACGCGCCGCAAGCAGTCGAGCGGTTTTTACCTGGATGAGGACCGGGTGACGCTACAGGCTCCGATGGACCTGGCCGGAGATCGCAACTCGACCGAGGAAGCGATAGACGACGCGCAGGGAACTTCGCCTGTCGACACCGACGACGAGGACGCGACCTATACGCGCTACGAGTGCGCGTGTTTCCTAGATTTGCCGGGCTTCGAGGACGAGGACGCGGAAGGCGAGGCAACCGGGGTTGGCCTGCCGTACCTGGTGACGGTTGACAAGGACTCGCAGCGGGTGTTGCGGATCTCGCGCAACTGGCGCTACGACGACGAGCGCAAGCAGCGGCGCGTTCACCTGATCCACTATCGCTTCTCTCAGGGCTACGGCTTCTTCGGCTGGGGGCTGTACCACCTGATCGGCGGCCTATCGTCGGCGGCGACTGCGGCGCTGCGGTCGCTGCTCGATGCGGCCTATCTGCACAACATGAAGGGCGGGCTGGTGTCGCGGGATGCGGCGATGCGGACGGGCAATATTGAGATCCAGATGGGTAAATGGACGGAGACCGATCTGAATTCGGAAGACCTGAAGACCGCCTTCCACGAGTTCATCTATTCGCCCCCATCCGATGCCCTGGTCAAGCTCCTGGAGTTGATCCAGAACCTTGGCGGGCAGCTTGGCAGCACGATGGACAACTTGCTTGGCGATGCCAACAACAACGCCCCGGTAGGCACGACGTTGGCGTTGATCGAGCAGGGGTTGGAACCGATCACGGCAATTCACAAGCGGATGCACGAGGCGGCACGACAGGAGTTTCGTTTGGTCGCCGAACTGATCTCCGAGCGCATGGCCGACGAATACCCGTATGCAGTCGAGGGTGGAGACCGCTACATCATGGCGAGCGACTTTGACGGGCGTGTCGATGTGGTGCCGGTGAGCGACCCGAACACCGTGACTAACACGCAGCGCATTGCGCGCGCGCAGAGCGTGGTGCAGTTGGCGGATGCGAACCCGGACATCTACGACAGGCGCAAGGCCCATGCCGAGATGTTGAAGGTCATGCGGATTGCCAACGTCGACGAGTATTTGCCGCAGCCGGCGGAGATCCCGCGACGTGACCCGGTATCCGAGGGCTCGGCGCTGCTCGGCGGGCAGCCGGTGCGTGTGTATCCCGACCAGGATCATGGGGCGCACCTGGCGGTACATGCGGCGTGGTGGCGCGTGGTGCCGCAGGAGATGCGCAAGAAGATCGGGCCGATGGTCGAGGCGCATGTGGCAGAGCACTACGCGGCGTTGTACCGGGCGCAGATGGCGCAGGCGATGGGGATTCAGTTGCCGATGGACGGGCAGGAGTTGGCGCCGGAGGTCGAGAACCAGTTGGCGCAGATGGCGGCGCAGGTTGCCGTGGTCCCGATGCCTGAGTTTGGATTTGGTGGCGAGCAGGCGGCGGGGACCGGGGCCGACATCGCGATGAAGGCCGAGTCGACCCAAGCCGAGATCGCGCGCAAGGACGCGGTGGCGTCGGCGGACATCATGCGCGATGACCGCAAGGCGCAGGCGCAGATGGAGCGCGAGTTGGCCGACTCGATTGCCGCCGATCTGATGCAGAAGGCTGGCATGAGCCGAGCGCTGGACGTGATGAACGCGACCGAGCCGGGCGGGACGAGAAACGCCAAGTCAGCCGGCAACTCCGGATCGGAGGTAATGAATGGCTAAGCCGTTAGATGACCAGTACGAGGACGACCGATACAAGTACTGCCTTCCTGACGAAGAAGACAATTCCGGGTTGCTGGTTGGGACTTATGGATGGGTGTGCCCGGTATGTGGAGGTGGAAATTCTCCGCATTCAATGCGCTGCCCATGTGTCCAGATTCCGTCTGGAGAAGTGACCTACAATGAGCGTGACACCAACGGTCGATGAAATCCGTAATTTGGACAGGCTATTGCCTGAAGAGCGCGAGGATGTGCGTCGCATTTTTGTTGATTGGACTGCGGCGCGAGATCTGAAAGATTGGCTGTTAGCAGACAAGCTAAGGGCGCAATTTTTCTGGTGGGACGAGCAACTAGGAAGCGATGGGTTATGGTCTCCGGCGTTTGAATACGCGCTCAATCGGCAACGCCGGGCGTTTAGGCGTATGCAGCGATACGGTGTAAGCATCTATCCCTGGAGCATCGATGAAGCAGTGATGGGGACAACCAATGTCTGAACGAATGGGCATCCGAGACGACTTCATGGCGGCGGTACGCGACGAGGTGCGTGCCGCCGAGGAGAAACTTGGTGGCGGTAGCGCAAAGGATTGGGCGTCATACCAGGCGACTGTGGCCCAGATAGCGGCCTACAAACGGTGCGCGAAGTTGCTGGACAGCATCTATCGCGATTATCTGCGTGATGACGACGACAACGACGAGAGGTGACGTGTGTCAACCATAGTGCTTGAAATAGAACGACCGAAGATCGTTCCTGGGACGCTTCCGGAGCCGGTTGGGTATCGGCTACTGGTCCACCCAGCGAAGATCGCCCAGAAGACGGCGGGCGGCATCGTGATGGTGGACGAGACCTTGGAGCTTGGGCGGCATGTCCAGTTCGTGGCAGAAGTGTTGGCGGTTGGCCCGGACTGTTACGCGCATCCCAAGTTTATGGGCGCCGAGCCCTGGTGCAAGGTCGGTGACTGGGTGCTCGTTCGCCAGTACAGCGGTATGAGCTTCAAGCTCAAGGACGCCGACGGGATGCCAATCGACATCCGCGTCCTGAACGACGACGAGGTGTTGGCGCGGGCCAGCACTCCGGAAGCGCTGGTGATGTGATGGGGGACGACACGATGGGAAAATCAGCAGATTTCGTTGACGAAGACGATTTCACCGACGAGGACGAGGCTTTCGTCGATACCGATGCCGACACCGATGAGGAGCGGCCGGCCGATCAATCGACTGACGACAGTACTGAGGCCATTCGGCGCATGGAGGAGCGACTTGCTGCCGCCGAGCTGGCGCTGAAGGAGCGCGAGCAGGCCGCCGCACAGGGTACGCAGGAAGCCGAGCTGACGGCGCTGGAGCAGCAGGAAGCCGAGCTGATGGCGAAACGGCGTAAGGCTCTCGACGAGGACGACATGGACGTGTTCGACGCGGCCGACAAGGCGCTTAGGGCGCTGGAGCGCAAGCGGTTCGTCATTGAGCAGCGGTCGGCGGAGGCGGCCAAGCCGCAGCGTGAGCAGGAAGCGGCGGCGCACGAACAGCAGCGGGTGGCGCTGGCCCCCGAGGCGCAGGCGTGGGTAGATCGCAACATGGACTGGTTCGACGAGGGCTCGCCGAACTACGACAGCGTGCGGGCACGCAAGGCCAAGCAGATCGCCACCGAACTGGAGCAGCGTTTCGGGCGCAACAACCGGCGTTTGTACGACGAGATCGACGCGAGGTTGAACCGCAAGCAGGGCACGGGCGCCGACGTTGCCGGGGATTCGCGCGTATCCGGACGATCGCAGCGGCGCGGACCTGGGTCGCTGGCGCGCCCGAGCAAGGACGAGGCGGCGAGCATGGCGCGTTGGGGATTCGACCCAAGAAAGCCGCAGGACGTGCGTAACTGGCGCAACCGTGATGCCGATCTGAACTGACAGAGGAAGAATGAAATGACAGAAGAATTCGACGAAGGCTCGCCGTTCGAGCACGACGCCCGCCGGCTGAACGTGAAGCAGCGCCTATCGGATGATGTGCGCGACATGCGGGAAGAGCTGGCAATGATGCGCAAGCAGCTCGAAGAGTTCCGCAGTCGCGAGGAATCGATGTACCGCACATCCCGCGACCAGGAGTTGCGCGCGGCCGATTCGATCCACGAGGACACCGATGCCGACGCCTGGGAAGAGCCGGCGCTGCTCGACGCCAAGGTGTTCAGGGATGCGTTGCCGGGGCAGGCGTTGCTGTGGGTGACAACCCATCTCGCCGGTCAACCGTACCAAGGCAACGTGTTCAAGTCGATGAACCAGGGCTGGACCCCGGTGCTGGCGGATTCCTTGCCGAAGGAGCTGCGTGGAATTCTGGAGGTCGATTTCCGAGATCAGCAGGTCATCGGCGTGCATGGTGCGGTGCTGATGCAGCGGCCCATCGAGGTCCACGAGCGGGCGATCCGGGCGCGGCGCAAGGCGGCGCAAGGGCAGATGGATGAAGTCAAACGGAGGTTGTACGGCACCCGGTCGCGCGAAGACCGTGGCGGCGTGAAGCTGGATCGGTTCGAGCCGCGAGTTCAGGTCGAGCGCGGGCGGCGGCAGGCCCCGTTGGATGCGGATGGGTAGCTTTCCGTCGCGCGGGTAACAAAATGTTGTGCGGTAGTCAAGCAATAGTGCTAGGCTATCCGCACACGAATTTTCATCGTTTCTGTTAATCGCTTTTGAGGGCTATAACATGGCCAACGAGAACACCCCGTTCGGGCTTCGTCCGCTCCGTCTGGAGACCGGCGGCACCCCGCCTGTCGAAGAGATGAGCATGGCGGCCGATTACAGCACGGCCATTTACTACGGCTATCCCGTGCAGATGACCGGCACCGGCACCAACATCGCTGTTGCCGAGGCGGGCAACGTAAACAACATCGGCGTCTTCGTCGGCTGCCGCTACGTCGATTCCGACGGCAAGCAGCAGTTTTCCCGCTATTGGACTGGCGAATCCAACTGCACCGACATCGTGGCCTACGTGGTACGTGCCCCGCAGACGATTTACGAATGCCAGTGCGACACCCTCGCCGCAGCCGACATCGGCAACTTGGCTGACTGGGATACCCCAGCCGGATCGACCGCCACTGGCAACGCCAACATGAACGTCGTGGGAAGCTCAGTCGCGGGCACTGGCAAGAGCCTGAAGCTCCTGCGCCTCGTGCCCCGCGCCGACAACGCCTATGGCGCCTATGCCAAGGCCGAGGTCATGTTCGTCGAGCACGAAATCCAGCAGTCAGTCTCCGGCGTCGGCGGCGTCTAACGGATCGGCAACGAATTTTTCGTCTAAGGGGAAACCATCATGCCCATGAATCGCGCCAGCTTCCCGGCCGACCTGGAAGACGGGCTCAACGCCCACTTCGGGATGGCCTACAACCAACTGTCTCCCGAGTGGAGCGACGTGTTCGACACCGAGAGTTCGACGCGCGCCTTCGAGGAAGACGTACTCGAATACGGCTTCGGTCTCGCTCCTGAGCGTGGCGAGGGCCAGGCCCTGAGCTACGACGAGGGTGGGCAGGCGTGGACCAAGCGCTACACCCACATCGAGGTGGCGCTGGGCTTCGAGATCACGCAGCAGGCCATCGAGGACAACCGCTATCAGCGCCTCGGCCCGAAGTTCTCGTCCGCTCTCGCCCGCGCCTTCTTCAACACCAAGGAGACCTATGGCGCCTCCGTCCTGAACAACGCCCGCAGCGGGTCCTATCTCGGCGGCGACGGCGTATCTCTGCTGTCGACGGCCCATCCGATGGCTAACGGCTCAACGTTCAGCAATGTCCTGGCGACGGCCGCACAGGTCTCCGAGGCAGCCATCGAGGACGTGCTGGTGATGATCCGTAAGGCCAAGGACGACCGCGGCCAGCCCATCGCCCTGCGCCCAATGAAGCTCATCGGCCCTCCGGAAGCCGAGTATGCCTTCGAGCGCCTGCGCGCGAGCACTATGCGTCCAGGCACCGCCGACAACGATGTCAACGCCGTCAAGTCGCGCCGTGGTTCGTTCTACAGCGCCGAGCCGGTCATCGTCACCCGCATGACCGATGCAGACGCCTGGGGCATCAAGACCGACTGTCCCGAGGGCCTGAAGCACATGAAGCGCATCGCGCTCCAGCGCGGCATGCAGGAGGACTTCAGCACCGGCAATGCGCAGTACAAGGGCCGCGAGCGTTACAGCTTCGGCTGGACCGATCCGCGCGCCTTCTACGGCTCCATGGCGGCATAATCAACCGCAACGCAACAGCTCCGCCCTCCTCGTGAGGGCGTCTCAACCTGAGACGGAGTTTACGCAATGACCACGCGACACACGATTACTCACGCAGACGAAATCTATCATGGCGACGTTGCCTACGCCGGCTACAGTCCGGACGGGCGGCGAGGCGCTTTACTGTCTCACCTGGTAGCGGTGAATCTTGGTGCCCCCGATACGGCCGATACCGATGCCATCTGTGACGGAACAACGGTTGCAACGGATGCTGCAACGACCATCACATTGCTCACTGACACGCTCGACGTTCCGCGCAACCTAATCGTGG